AACACTCTCATAAAAAAGACCCAATGCATCACGACGTTTCTGTTCTTTATCTGTCATAGAAACTCCTCAAGAGATGATGTTTTCTTTACTTTAGACGATTTTTTGATGTATGCAAGTGCTTGTTTATACGTTGTCACAGAATGCACTTGCCTACCATTATGTATAATACAGAACCCTTTTTTCCCTATCCAAGGAATTGCAGCCCACATTCCGTCCTTTGACACATACCCAAAAGGATCCCCAACCTTTGGGTTGAGGATTTCTGGATTTGGTATATGAGGTTTTAGAAATTTGGACATTAAAAGAAGGTTCCATTTACACTAATAACTTGAGCATTAGGATTCCGTGCAAGTGCTACTCTACGTGCCTCTTCATAGTTTCTGGCATGAACAGTCTCCGTAAAAACCTTACCAGCAACATAAAGTTTGACTTGACATTTCATGATAGTAATCTCCCTTAATTATCTATGTATTTGATCAGAAGTCTAAGTAGTCCTCAATGCATTTCTCAATGGCAGCAGACAGTTTGGTAGGTGGCATAACTGCATCTACATTGCCAATGTCACACTCAAAATAGTTGCCAATGTCAAGTTTAATCATGACACCATCACCATACTGCTCATAAAGAGGACGTGCATACTCATCCTCAACTACTACAACACGACGTGAAGTAAGATCAAGAACCAGCATATAATCATAAGTTTTTTCGTTCTTAAAATCTTCAAGAGTTTTTTTCTCTCCCTGAAAATTTTTAACTTTGAACTTTTTAGTTGCAAATGGATTTCTCTTTTGGAAAAGATTCTGACCCATCTTCAACTCAATCTTATCTTCACCATACATGAAGTCATATCCATCTTGATCAACACGAACAAGATCAGAAAACTTATCAAGAGCATGTTCTACGGTAGTTGCACGGGTGAAATTGTCGGCATTGCTAGTGAATCCATCATCACTGTAGAGAGAATCGACGACACCAAAGACTTTGTTCCAGTCAACACTTGTCTCAAGGTGATCAATGAAGTGTTGCTGTGTTGTTGCTTTAGTCACTTTTTTTTCTTGGGGGTAAAGAATGTTTGAAAGAGCATTCATAACTTTTGGAGTGTAGCATGATTCTGGGACTTACGCAAGATGCTGCCCAGAAATTAACGACGAATAACTGAGATAGCAGGCTCTCCGTGCTCAAAAACCGTCTCTACGACCGCCTGAACACTCCGTGCAGTGTTGATACCTACTTTATCATAGATAGGCACACAGACCAGTCCAAAGGTCTTAGAGGAGTCTCCCAACCTGATAACCCGTCCAATACTCTGAGAGATTCCAATATAATCCATATTACGCATAAAGAGAACTGCTTCAAGTCCTGATACATTGATACCTTCACTCAAAATTGAATGATGCAACACGACAAACTTCTTCTCAGGATCCTTGCCCCATACGTTCAAAGTCTTAAAGAACTCTTCACGATCAACCTTCACACCATCAATAAATGCACCAGTCTTTGATGTGATATACATGCAAGAGTAACCTCTACTACGAATCTCTGAATAAAAATCAGATTCAGTCAGCAACTTCACAATCTGCCTTGTAGACCGTGCAGCAATTAGAATCTTATTAAGTGAGTTGTCATCAATCGTAGAGATCAGATTATCACAGTCAGACATCTTGAAATCACCTTGAGGCAATTCATTTACAACAACCTTAGGAGGCAGAATATAACCTTCCTCAACCAACTTAGGTGCAGGAACATTACAAATGATTTGACCATACACTGCACCATCATTCATACCCGGTTTCGATATAGTAACAGAATGCTTCGGAGTCGCAGTGAAGAAATAAGAACGATCAGAAGCATGACTGAAGTGCTCAGTAGCAGGAAAGAAGTTTCTCTTGACACTATTGTGTGCTTCGTCAAAATACACAGTATCAACTTTAATACCAGACTCTTCAATACGATGAAGAGAGTTATAAGTCGTAAAGATCAACTGATTGCCATCAACATTCTCAGACCATGCCTTGATGATCTTTGCTTTTGTAGTGCTAAAGTGCTCAGTCTCTCCACTATGAACATGCATCACATGAGCATCAATGTGTTCAAGAAACTCAGAGCACAACTGTTCTGCTAACAATATTCGTGGTGCGACTACCACATGAACTTGATTGTCGAATAGTTTGAAGTGTGTCTGAGTATCATGAATCATGCACATGGTCTTCCCACCACCAGTCGGCACAATGACCTGACCACGATCATGCTTCAGCATTGCCTTGACGGCATCTTGCTGGTGAGGACGTAGTGTGATGGTCATGTGGTTCTTGATTCAATAGAGTCATTATAGCAGAAAACCACCCCCATGAGGAGGTGGTGTGACGGTCTTATAAGTGTCTTAGAGAGCTTAGACTCTCATCTTCAACCCTAACAAAGGTATTCTACAGGGATTCTATAAGGTTGTCAAGCCCTTATACTTGTAGTATCATTACAGTGTAACTTTGTGTGTTTGCATTAGAAGGACTAAATGTGATTCTGAATCCTGTTGTTAGTTTTTGTGCCTCTGGAACTGTGTAAGATTCTGTGGTGCTTCCAACAGAAACCATTACCGTATAATCTGCGGATTGTAATGGGGTACTAAATGAGAAAATAGCATTAGCAAGATTATTTGTTAGACCAAGATTATATCCATCAGAAGATACGAAAGAACCACTATCAACAGTTGCAAATGCAACAACAGGACTCAGATTTCTGAATGTTGATGCAGTATCTCTGACTTGAATTGTGTCCGTTGTCTGATTATGAACAATGGCACCAGGAACAACACCACCTGGAGTAATTTTTTTGGCAGTTGCTGTTCCAAATCCAGAAGATGCCTGCCATAGATTAGATACAATATCAATATCACCCTGACTCAAAGATGGTGGAATAAAGTAGGAGTTCATCGACGTTGATGCCGCACCTACATCAAGCAGAGATCTTGAGAAATAAGTGTTGATGCCAACCATAGACAGATACTGATTAGTATCATAGTTTCCACCTGGTTTAATTCCATAAGCACCACCATATCCAGAAGTGATTACCCCTTCTTCTGGAACAATTAATAATTGACTAGAAACAAAAGTTGCTGCACCAGATTTTACTTGGAAAGAACCATAGTCTAAGATTGGAATTGTTGTAGTTCCACCTGGAAGAGTTCTTGGATCTTCGAGTATTCCAACAACACCATCATCTGTGTGATATAATCCAGAACCAGAGAATAAGTCACCAAGGAGTAAATTATCTCCAGACTGATTTCTAAAACTGTAATCACCAGCAGATGTAGTTCCAATACCAATGGAATTAAATGTTGCTCCAATAGATACTGCTAAGTCATTGATTCTAATATCATTAAATGTGGAAATCCCAGATGTAATATTAAATGTTTGATTGGTTGGGAATGGGAGAGAAGATCCATCACCAAAAGTTACCTCATCAGAACCAGTACCAACTGTGAGTACTCCTACAACTCTTCCATTATTATTGACATATAAATTTTCAGAAATATATTGACTGCCATCCAAATCTAGATTATAATCTGTAAATGGTGATGCTTTATTGATTGAAACTCTTCCATCATAAGTTGCATTAAATTGAGTTTGTCCACCATATCTAACTAAGAAACCAGTTGTAGATCCAGAACCAGTTCCTTCATGAAGATTGACTAAAACTCCTCCAACATCATAGTTACTGATGCGAAGTTCTGAAGACTCATAAGAAATTACACCACTTTGATTTTCTCCAGCAGCTTGTTGTCCAACACTGATAGATGCAGCAGGATCAATAACTTCAAGGTTATCGAAAGTTCCAATACCAGTTACATCAAGATTAGTAATATTTGCTTGTGTAATTGTCGCAGTAGAAGAACTAACAGGACCTGAGAATTGACCAGCAGTTATAGTTCCAGATGTATTAGCATTAAAAGTGTTTGATAGTGATGCATTTAGTTGAACATTATTAGTTCCATTAAATGATATTGATGATGCAATTACATCTCCAGTAATTGAGAAGTTTCTAGAAGTTTGTAATTGTGTTGCAGTTGATGAATTCGTTGCATTTCCACTCAATGTACCACTAAAAGATGATGCAGTAATAACTCCACTTGCACGAACTCCACCACCTTGAATATAAACTCCAGTTCCCGTTTCTGGATCATCATTTACTTGAATATCATAACCAGGATTTGTTGTATTAACACCAACATTTCTAAAAGTATAAAGACCTCCACCACTTGCAACCCATCCAGTTGTTGAAATTGCAAAAATACCAGTTAAACCCGATGCATCTCCAACAAATCTTGTTGCCGTAACATCACCTGTTGTTGGATCAATATTAATATTAGAACCTACATTTAAGTCACCATAAAAATTTGCAGTTTTGGCAACACCCAATGTTGTTGATGTTGTTAAACCACTAAATTTCGCATTTCCATATAGATCAAGAGCTTCTGTGGGAATGGAAGTTCCAATTCCCACCAAACCATTTTTATCTACAATAAAATTATCATTATCAACTTGTACACCATTCCTAAAATTAAATGACTTCCTGATATTTGCCATTATTATAAGCTTTAGAGTTATTTATCTTGTAGTTTTTGCTCAAGTGTTTCTACCTTACTGGAAAGTTCTTTAATTGCCTCTACAAGAAGAGGAACAACCTTATGATAATCAACTGCAAGGTATCCATTATCTCTTGTTACAACTGCTTCTGGAAGCACCTGTTCAATTTCTTGTGCGATCAATCCAACATCATGACCTGACTTATTGGACTTATCATTCCAATCAAATGTGTTACCACTAATCGAAATAACCTTTGTGAGAGGATCATCAATAGGAGTAATATTATCCTTCAATCTTTCATCAGAAGTCCAGAATGCCGTGATATCGTCAGTAACACTCAGAATACCAGTGATTGTTGTATTTGTTTGAATTGCAACAAGTGATCCACCAACAGAACTGAGTTTTAAATCACCAGTTGATGTGTCGATGGTATTATCATCAGTTACTGCAAGTTGAATATTTCCAGTCTTGATGCTATCGGCAAAAATATTACTGGCAGCAACACCACCATTAACTATAACTGCCCCAATAGTAGAAGATGTAGACTCAGTATTATTGAGTATTCTTAATTTTCCGGTAAGTGTGAAATCGTCCTTAATTCTTACATTATTATTAAATGTAACAGGACCATCAAACTGAGAAAGAATTTCTCCAGAGTCACCACCTTCAACAACAATTCTCTCTTTAACAGTAATTTCATCAAAGATTGCACTCAATCGTGCAGGATTTTCTCCAGCAACAGTTGGAATTGGAGTATCAAATGAAGTTTCTTCACCAGTTGCTGATGATTTCTTGGTGTTTCCAATATAAAAATCACCTCTGTTGTTCATACCAGTATAAACAACGATACCAGAGGACCTTTCCTGTGCCTGTGAGAGGAATTCTTCCCTCTCTGTGAGTGTTCTAGTCTGAACTTGTGGAAGACCCGTAGAATAGTTTCCAGGACCATATCCGAGGTACTCAAATGTATGTCCAGAAGCACGAATAATAGAAGGTCTTCTAAACTCTACAGGAATTGGACGAATCTTTTTAATGACTGATCCATCAGAATGAGTTGTTGACTCCGAAGAAAGAACACCACGAATAACATTTAACTTATTTGTTCCAGATAATGTTGAAGAAGAAACCCTCATAATCTCATTATCCACTTGAACATAAGATCCAAGTGGGAATCTTTCTTCTGTTCCAATTCCAGAAGATGCATGTACAACTGGAATTAAGGTCGTTGTAATTCCAATTTCAGATCCACCATTATCAATTAAGAGTGCATCCTTATCATAAAAAGTTGAAGATCTCTTTGCAAGGTTTTCATTGCTTCTATCTGATTCTCCAGAGTTTGAAGAGAAGTAATGCTTTAAGACATATTCAGGACTTGTGATTTCTGTTGTTGTGTCTGCGGTGAATGTATTAACACCAACCTTTGATTTTACAAGATAATCTCCAAGATTATTATTTGAAGAATCAGTTATTCTAAACTTGTTACCTGCTACCAACCCATGAGGTGAACTACAATTAAATGTTGTAGTCCCATCAGAGAATGAAGATGATGTAACAGAAGCCGATCTTCCAACATGGAATACAACTTGACCAGGAATTAACTCTGGATCTCCTGTCGTTCTTCCAACCGAAATATTTGTCTCATCACCAACAGCAGTAATTCTGTAATATGCATCAGCAACTGTTGCAATACCAGTAACTTGAACTACATCACCAATTGCATTAACAATTCCAGATGTAGTAATGCTGAGAGTTGCATCCTGACCACCACCAATGTCTGCATTATCAAAATACAGTGTATCACCATTATTATATCCAGATCCTGGTGATTGAATTTCGATTGAATTTACAGAGTTTGAAGAAACTGTTACCTTTGCAGTTGCTCCTTGCCAACTTGTATATGTGTTATTATCATAAAGTTTTACATTATAATAAGTACCATTTGTTCTGCCTCCCGTTGGATCTGTAATTGTTCCGGTAATAACACCATTGAAATTATGATTTCTATCGAAAGTGATAACTGTAGGAGTCGCAGAATCAATTACTAAATCTTGATGCAACTTAGTGATCACATCATTTGCAGTTTTTCTTGTGATACTTCCCTTCAAGTTACTAGTATAAACATCACCAAGTGGAGATAATGCTGCTTTTGATGTTGCTGGTGCGGGAGAATCATCAATATTATCTCTATCATATTGTGGATAAAGATCTGTTACATTTTGACTATAACTAAGATCTGTAAATTCTTGAGAAATTGAAGAATCTGACTTCAGCGCATAAATGTGGTAAACACCATCTTGCTGATCTTCAATATATTCACTAATAATCTCGTTTCTATAAATGTATAAGTTATCTTTTAAATCGTTTCTTTCAAAACGAGGAAGATTCTCGTCCCTTACACTTACATCATTAGTAAATGTTGCACCTGGAGATTGTGTATTCTCATAAGTGAACTCCATGTTATTGGGAACAGTTGCAACAGTAAATGTTCCGTTATATCCATCATTAAATTCACCAGAAGTATTCGTAGAATCAGTTACATTGCGAATGATAATCTGATCACCAACTTCTAAATTATGTGGAAGTTCTGTTCTTACTGATGATGTGGTTGAAGTATGGCTACATTCTGCAATGAATCTTTGATTTTTCTTATATTCATAATCATCAATTGTAATTGTAGTATCTGTAAAGTCACTAGATCCACGAGCACCAGTTGTACTAGACTCCTGAATAATGAATCCAGATTCTGGAGTTTTTGCATTTGAAAGTTCTTTTGGAACAACAACCCTAAACTTGTAGATTTTTTCATCTAAACTTCTAGTATCTGGGGTTCTCTTAATGAAAGATGGATCAGTTTCTTCACCAATTCCAGAAACACCTAAAGTGTTTAATTGAGAATATATTTCGTTTCCAGAATTGACATTAATATACCAACCATTAGAATCATATTGTACGGGGTGTCCAATATCACCAGCAATTTTGTCTGTAACTCTACTTACAACTCTTAAATCAGATCCACCATAAAGAGTAATGGAGATTCCGTTATCTGCATCAGTTTTTGTCGATGCTAATTGAATCTTATCAGTATCTGGAGCCTGATTGAATGCAATTACATAATAAACAGTGTGTGGTATAATATTTTCTGGATAATCAGCACTCTCACTGATTAAAATAACTTTTTCACCAGTCTTTAATCCATGATTAACCCCAATAGTAAACTTACTTGATGCAATTGCAGAGATATCGAACTCTCTAAACCCACTATCAACACCGTTTTGCATCAGAATAGATGCTTCACTTGTTCCAGAACCAACATTTACAAAAAGTTTATCATTATTTTTTGCACCGACTCTATATCCTTGGGTCAGTGTTGGTGGAACATTG